CTCTATCTCTGTAGTCAGATAGATACCCATCAGTGTATTCACCGTACAATTTAGTTAAACTACCATCATGACCTTTAATAAAGTATGTAGGTGTAACATAAGTTGTATCATATATAACTTGTGGAGTGCTTACTGGATACAATCCCATCTTGGATGGAGTGTTTGGTACAAAACTTCCGTAAGTTTGCGAATACTCATCAATAGTTATTACGTCATTTGGTAATAAGTCAAAGTATACAATAACTTTAGGTGCGTCTGTACTAATATCATAGTCAACCCCTCTCAATAATTGAGTGGTATGCACTTCACCATTTGTAGTTCTAGTAACATATAGCAAAACGCTGTAGTAGTTGGCAGTTGCAAAATCATATATTCTAGTTAATGGGAACTCTGATTGCTTAATAAAGTTTACAAACGTGTATGAATTGCTAGCTGATTTGTTTCCATTAGGAACCATATCAGACCAGAAGAATGCACTAGAATTATCTTTTGTACCTGCAATTTGTGCCAATGCATCATCTAAAATATATGCATCGGAGTATGTTCTGTTGTATTCAGTTCTGTTGATTGTATCTGTTAGTAACGCTTTAAACTTAATATATTCATTATTGTTAAATGTCAATGCATTAAAAATACTAAAATCTTGATTGCGTAAGAATGCGGCAGCAGGAACTAAACTAGCACTACTCTGAGTGATTCTAGTACCATAAGGTACTAGATTACCTAAGTCACGGTAGTTGTTAGCTCCAAAAGGTGCACCTACTAAAGTAGTAATGTTGTTACAAATACTCTTATAATGACCTCTAATATCACCCAAGTTAGCATTTGACACAGGTGTATTGAACGGGTTGTTTTGTAAGTTAGTAGGAATTTCATAGTAACCAACTGAACTTGGTATATCACTATAAATTAATACTTGTACTGGTGCGCCTGGCAAAGGTGCAGTATTCAATGTAATGATTGTACTATTTTGACTATCGACTGTTCGAGTATATGCAGTTGGAGCTAGTCTTTCGTTATTAACATAGACTTGAGTTACTGGCCATGGTGTTGACTCAGGATCTTTATACGGAACATCACATACAAATTTTGGTATACCAGAATTATAAATTAATTCAAAAACTTGATACTGGAAACTTTCACCAACAGTTGTTTGCCATCCAAGTTGTCTAGCATATGTAGCAGTAGTAGGTATATATTTGTAAACATATCCTGTATCAACTGATAAAGATTGCGGTGTAGAACCCTCAACATATGTAAATGTTTGATTGTTCAATGTTACATTGAACGTAATGTCACCTATGTTTGTAAGTGAGCTATATTTTAATGGAAAACCTAATTGCGGATCATCAGAGCCAGTACCTAATGCATATTCAAATAGCGTACATCCTCTGAAGCTACTTCCTAAATAGTATTCTTGGTCACTAAAACTTATACCGCTAGAAGAAAATACATCAAACAACGGAGCTTGATTAACTCTTTCTTTAAATTGACCACTGATCCAGTCTGTTCCATTAAAGTGATATGTTTGACCAATATAATCACCTGCAGTTACTACTACTTGATCGTTTGCACTTACATCACCGTCGGCTGCAACAGTTAATGTAATTACAGGTGTAGCTGTTGGCGAACCTGTAATGTTAGAGTAAGTTACAAGGTATACTTTGTTTCTAACATTTATATCTTCTGCCGCAGTAAAGACAATCTTTACACCACCCGGTATTGCACTGGTTCCGCTATTTGGATAAAAGGTTGTTGCACCAGAACAAATAGGTGTTGAACCATCATAACCAAAAGGATCTGTAACTACTGAATCAACAAAATCAACTGATCCTTTACTAACTGACCCTTGATTATATAACTTTAAGTTAGGATAAAATTCTATAATAGGACGTTTAGCACGGAAGTTTGAATTATTCAACGCTTCAAGTACAACCGGTGCTTCATTACCTCTATATTGTGCTGTTGCACGTAATACATCAACGTGGAACCAACGATTACTTCTACTCCATGCATTCCTATCATAACTGTTTCTGCTAATAGTAATGTAGTCTTTAGCTAAAGGTACGTTGGATGCACTATCATATGCTTCTGTATCGTATGGGCTTACGCTATAAGGGTTGTAATATGCTTGTCCGGCTGGTTCAGGGACGATAAAGTTTGTCACAGGCAATAGTGTAATAGCAGTACCTACACCCTCAACATAGTATTCATTACCAAAATATGATTCTGGATATATGTTGCCCGCAAAAGTTACTTTTAATCCATTAGTAAATTGTACACCATTAGGACTAGTAAATGTTTTCTTACCTAAGATTTGTGTGTTAACATTAAGTTGATTGTTAGAAATAGCATCAATAATTTTAATAACACCAACACGGTCAACATTTGAACCATCTTGGTAATACAATGTATCTGCTAAAGCACTTAAGTACGGTACTATGTACATATTAGCTAAAGCATCAGTATATACTTCATTGAATGCAAACTCGTCACCATACAATACTTTGATTCTATCTAGTTGAACGATAGTAGCATGTTCGGTGACACGAATTACAGGATCATCTGGGTCCCCAACATAACTAATTCTATATATGTTTTTGTTTAAATCTGTATAGTATCCATCTTCATATGGTTTAACTACCGGATTATCTTCATCAAATGAAAATTCATCATAGAATTCCCCAATGTAACCTTGTGCAGTAGGACTATTACCGTAGAACACAATAGTTCTTCCGTCAAGCGATACAACACCATCAATATTGCCTAAATCTCTGACACGCATGCCATTAATTTCATCCCAAGATTTTGTGGTTAATAAATCAACAGATTGTGTGCTTGGATAAAACGCATAGCTTTGATCTGATTGAAATGGAACTTGGAATGTCATTACCCCTGAGCTTGTACCATTGTTAGTTAGACCATATATATTTCGTGTACCTATGTTGGTATGAACTGGGTCAGTACCTTTAAGACCAGGTGTACCTTGAATCCAAAATTGCGATGATTGATTAACAACAAATTGATATGTGCCACCGCGTAGTAAACTGATTGTTGGGTTATTGCCAGGTACAATTAAGTTATCTGCACTAAAGTTAATATAATTTCCATTAGGTACTACAGTGAATTCTGTTTGGCTATAAACGTCATTGGTAGAAACGGTAACTAATTCTGGACCCAATGGTAACCAGTAGTACTGATTGTAATTGATTAACTTATCTAAATCAGTAAAACTATCCCATGAATAGAATTGATTAGAGAATAGATTGTCATGCTGGTCGGTGATGCCACCTTCTAGTTTTAATGCATCAATTAATCCAGGATAAGTAAGTAAATCAACTGCTGTTGCAGTATTCTTTTTTAAGAAAACTACACTAGGTTCAAGTTGGTAGTCAGTTCTTACTTTAGTAGGTTCTACAACATACCCATCTTTTGCATTAATTCCATAACCAAACTTACTACCAATGTACCCTTGGACCTTCATCGTGTTAGGTTGACTAACAAGTTGATCCAGAGTCGCTGACAGAAACTGTTCGTTGGCTTTAGTTTTGAATATGTCTGGTAAGAAATTTATTGTTCTAACTCTTGAAACCATCTGTTATACTTTCTTTTATCTTGTAATTTGTAACTCTTTAGGCGTTAGTGCTGAAATCACTACAATATCGGTTGCTTGTGCCGCATTAACAAATATTTCATATGGTGCGGAGCGTATCTCATACAAATCACCAAATTGCATTTCAGGATCATTGGGTACAAGTACAATAGAATTAACTAAGTCCCCGACTTGACTATGTAGGTATGCACTTAACTCACTAAAATAAAAAGTATCACCAAAGTCCCAATTGTCTATACTAAAATAGGTGTTCATTGCTTCTAATACTCTGGATCTAATTTCACTATCACTTGCTGTTGTGGTTGAGGATCTAATAACTTTTATAGTAGCTTGCAATTGTTCTTCTGCTTTGTGTCCAAACAATGGCTTAAATCTTACACTATTTAACACCATACTATCGCTTATCATTTTGTATCCATCAAGCTTACCGTATAGTTGTTGCAACTCACTCATCGTGGGAATATCTGGCATTGGTACTGTGTTGGTTGTATCACGTAACCAATTTTGATATTGTGTATAATAACTTTGCGTAACAACATATAAGTCAATGATGTTACTTGTAGCAGGATCAACACGTGTTGTGTTGTTAGAAATATGCTTATATTGGAAAAATAATCCTTGTCTACCAGTAGAAACACTATACGCTAATTGTTGTACCAAATACAATATGTTTTCTACAATTGGATCTTCTGTATTTTTATAGAAAGTACCTTCTGAATATGCATAGAATAATTGTCCTACAGGATATTCATATTTTACAATCTCAATGGCTGCTACTGTTGGATAGCTGTAAACTACATCTACACTAGAAATCATTTGTGACCTAGATAATAATAATGTATCTAAGGTCTGCTCAAAGAATGTATAGTAGCGTGTGTTAGTTGTACCAGTTGTATAGCCTGTAATAGTTTTAAAGAAGTCAGGATCACGAATGATGCTACTATTATTACTGTCTGCACTTGATACTTCAATAGCAAAGTCATCTACATAACCGTCTGCTTCTACATTTTGCCCAACTACATCTAATGTTAGTTCTCTTGCTAATGCACTTGTGCTATCAGGTTGGTTGTTTGTGCGTAATATAACAATATTATCACGGAACAATTTACCACTATATGGATCGTATACTACTTTATTAGAGTCAAATACAAAACGAGTATCTCGAACACTACCAAAGAAATATGATAATGATCTAGTAGAAACAATATATCTGTTACTACCATCACTAGTAAACTTAATGAACCATCTTGGATCATCATACGTAATAACACTCCAACGTTCTTGTATTGAAGTCAACGAGTTATTGTATTTTAAACCAAAACTTTGATTTAAATTCATTCTGTTAATACATTCATTTATAACTGTTCTAGAAAGTACATTATCAAATACTGGTATGATTTCTACTATCAATGCGGTTGTTGGTACATTGCCAGTTAATGTTACAGGTCCGGCTCCGTTAATTAATAAACCTTCCCCTCCGTTATAACCGTCACCTACTACTGCTGAAACACTAGTCCAAAACGTAGTTGAATCAGATATACTAGGTATACCATATACTAAACGATTGTTAGCGTCAAAGTAGTATCCAGCTGGTGCTTGAAATTTTAAAAGTGCACCAGGAGTAACATAACGTAAGTTACCACTACTATATTGTCCTACCGGTACTGCTAATGTATTATAAAAATATCCAGTAACATTGGTGTTGTTATATCCAACTTGCTTCCACTTAATAGTACCATCACCACTAGTTGTATTGACAGGATATCTTGTGTAATGCTGACAGTAGTATTGTTGTGATCGGTGACCTGCAATATCTGCTCTAATATTTTCTGTTAAAAATGTGTAGATATCATTGTCATTATTAAAGGTGAATGCTACTGCATCTTGTGAAGTGTTTTCATATAGACCGCCGTCATCAGCAAAACTATTTAAACTAGAATATTTACCTGTAGGATCTAATAAATCAAAACTACGACTTACACCTACGCTACCTCTATTTAGAGCCTTACTCTTAATGATTGAGCTAAACAAAGTATATGGGAAGTTGTTATAATCTTCACCATTGACCATACGATTCTGTGTATAGTATCTTGTAGGTGCACGTTCTTTGATTTCAGTTAATGATTCACGTACTTGAGCATTTGTAACTGGTAAAGGTAACTCTAAGTTAAGCGTCAATGTCTCCACACGACCAACTCTACTTACATAATTAATGTTTACTATTATGCCTTGCATTTCAGCAGGGTCAATTGTATATTGACTTGCATTACCTGCACGAATGTATGCTCTAAAGTTTCCAACTGGGATTTCACTAAATACTCCGTCACCAAATGCATAAGATACTTGGTCATTAAATCTAGAAACTACAGAAAAAATCTTACGCAAACTGGTATTAGTTTGAAGATTGGCATTTGCATATACACTTTCTACTTCATCCCATTGTGAATAGGTGTTAGAAGCAGAATCATATTGATATAACCATGTATCAGTATTGTTAATACCTTGTATATCAATGTCAACTGTTTGATTAGAAATCTGTTGATCCAATGTAAAATCAAAAGGTTGTAATGTACCTTGTTTGAAGTACATGAAAAACCCTGTATTTGGACTACCGTAACCCAATTTATCATTACGATATAAGATATTGAAGATGCCAGTAGGGCCAGGTGGAATTTCATATAGATAATCTTGGTCTATACTAGATACACTCACTCCCTCAAAGTCCATAGTTGACCCATCGACTGTTGCGCTAAATGGTACGACCGGAGATTTGCCAGGTGGGATACTTATTGAGTATTCGTCAGTCTTAACACCCAACAACGTCTGAGTATTACCCGGACGTCCAATACGTTGACTGTTTACTAAACTAGCATTAATGATAGTGTTATATTGTTCTTGCCAGTTTACATTACTAGGATCATTCCATAGAACATTAATGTTATTTAGGCTTAGCCCATTAATGTCATTAATATTTTCTGTAGTAGAAATACTAGTTACTTTTAAATAACCTTGACCATTTAGATTACGTTTTGGATTGTAGCCAATTAAATTTGCTAGTTTGACAACTGAATCCCTACGTTCTGCGGTATCAATAAAATTTTCACGGGTATTTAAGTCATTACGGAAAGCAAGTGCTTGGCCCATAAAAGCCATTACGTCCATCAATGCAATATATTCGCTTGATTCTACGTAATCGTTGAACGTTTCAGGGTAGTATAATCGTAGATAGTCTACAAAACTTTTACGTATGGTTTCGTAGTCATAGCTTTGAAAATCAGCCTGACGGAATGTTTTATAAATGGTTTTCCAATCATTGGTACCAAATATCGAAGATTGTCTTGAGCTTGTTGCCATATACTGTTTCTCTTTTATGTATTTATCACAAAGAAAAAACCGTATTTTTAGACTAATGACGCCGAGTTAGATTGCTGGTCAAAGAAAATCTGTAGCTGTCCGGCGTTATTAAAGGGGCTTACGGCTACTTCAACTTCAATCAATATGCCGTTTTCTTGCGGGTACGATATTACTGAATTAAGAATCAATCTAGGGTCTTGTGTTGCTACCCTACGTATCTCATTTTCTAACTGGAACTGCATGTCAGGAGTGTTGGGTTCAAATACAAATGTCCAGATAGTTGTACCGTAACTAGGCTTACCCGGCTTTGTACCTTGTGGGATATTTAAAGCATTTATAAAATCTTGTAGGATAAGTTGCTCATCTATTAATCTAAACTTCTTACCAATTTGAATAGGTTGTGTCAAACTGCCCGAACCACCATCGACACCAACAGTAATACTCTCGTTTCTAGGTAAATTGAAACGTTGTGTGCTGAATCCTATATATACTGCCATATTTTATCCTATATAGTATTTAGTTTAGTTTTTTCATCAAATCCAAGACCTGAGTCTGAACCGCAGTTATCTGTTTGATAATTGTTTTGTAATTATCGTATGCAGTTACTGTTTCTGTTGCATCAGGGCCGTACGTAGTTTTAGCGTAATCATACTCGTTTTTAAGTCTAGTTTTTCTTGTTTGATACTTAGTTTCTTCAGTTGAAAGAGTCAATATCGTAGCTTCAATGATAGCTCTTGACAATGCTGGTTCATTTGTTGTGTTAATAGTTACTATATTATTTGTGTTATTAGAATCTACTAATTGTTGAGCAGAAGGTTTTGCGTCAGGATCAATCAACTGTTCAGTCTGTATCTTAAGAGCCAAATCACTAGCACTAGTTGTATTAACTCCAACTGTTGGTAATTGAATGGTAATAGAAGATCCATTTGTTAACGCACTTACTGCGCTATACAATCTAACGATTTGTTCATGCGTTAATCCATTCAATGCTAATTTTTCTAAATTAGTCTGTCCGGCTGCTAATCGTATACGAATGAGATCAGTATTTATTGTAGTGGGTAATCCTGCCGCGTTGTCGGCCAAAGCTTGCAATTCTTTAGATTTAGTTATACTTGCTAGTAATACAGAAATGTCTACTAAGTTACTAGTAGCAGAGAGTCCACCCGGTATACCTGCTAACGTTACTTGATCGGCTGTCGGTGATTTCGGTAATGTGTTTTGTTTACCTAAATTAATAGGAACACCTGCTTTAAAAGGTTTATATGCATCAGTGACTGTACCAAATGTACCAGCTACTGCACCTTTTGCTGAACCATTAGTTGATAACGTGGGATTAATACCACTAGTAGTTTGATCTGCCATTCTGGCAGCGTAATTACCACTGGCAACTAAATCGTTAATTGGTCCAATAGTACTATTAGTATCAGCAGGAGTTGCTGTCCCTTTACCCGAACTAGTGTTAACAAATCCTGATACTGCTGTCACACCTAATGCGGCAGCAGCCATAATCAAGCCAGCGGTTTGTGTTAAACTTTCTGCACCACTAATTATTCCTGCACCAATCAATGATGCTGATGCGTCACCTAACAACGATGATTGAATACTTGACTGCAATGAAGTGTTGTTTAAATAAGACGAGAAGTCGGTTGCCCCGTTTCCTGTCCATAATGTTGCTGGCATAGCTTCTGAAAAAGACTTGCCTTGATCTATTAATTTGTTTGCTACTACACTTGCACCTGGTTTAAGTATACCTGCTTTTTCTAAATTATCAGGTGTCTGATTAAAACTTCCCATAGCATTGGCACCCGGATCAGGTGTATTAGCGGCATTTACTGCTGTTTGACTGACCAATGCACTAGTAGTATTTGGATCTTCTCCGCCAACAGAACCTGCAGGTACTGTGCTTGCAAGAGCTGGGTTAGTAGGACTCTGTGGACTATCAGGAGCTGCATTATTTGCGGCTGCTGTTGACGGGCTTGGGTCTTCTGGTAAGTTTTTATCAGAACTAAAATCTACTTTCACATCTACACCCTTGTTTGCGCCAGTCCATGGACTATGTGCGGGTACACGTGAGTTGATACTTTCTAATTTATTTGGTGCAGGGGTAAATCCTTTTTTCTTATCGTACAACGTGTCGTCATGTTTTTTAACAGCGATTGCTTCAACTTTGTCAGGAACTAGTGCCGCTGATCCTGTATTCAAATTAATTTTTTTACCATTGACATATGCGATAGCATCACTTGCAACACTAGCTTCACCTTTGCTTTTCAAACTCATTGCACCGTCAACTTTTACTGTATACTTACCTACAACATATTGATTATAGTCTTTACCCGCTCTTAGTAATGTATTTTTTGTACTTTCTAAGTTAATCTGTTCTGCTTTTAAGTTGAAATTTCTTTTAGCAAACATATTAATATCTCGTTCAGCGTGAAGATTAATATCACCGTGTGTTCTTATATTAGTGCTATTTGTATTGTAGATATCAATAGTACCTTCTTTGCCCATCTCAATCCAACTCTTACCATTAGCATGAATTAAAAAGATAGTCTCAGCTTTGTCGTGCATTAGTATTTGATGTCCGGTACCAGAGCGTAATCTAATTAGTTGTTCTTTACCGGTTAAGTCTCCGTCATCTAGTACGAGACTATGACCACCTTTCCGTCCTACAATTTTAAAATTCTCTGCAGGTGTACCCTCATTCTTAACAGCATCTTCAATATTCTCATCAGTATAGCCACCTTTATAATAAGGTCTTCCGGGTGATGATAGTCCAATTACGCCACTAGGTGTTTCTCTTGCCGCAGTGCTATTAATAGTTCCTCGTTCTGGATCTCTAATCAATCCTTGTATGTTTAGCATGGCTGCTTGATAACTATGAATAGTCCTAGACTGGTCTACAAACATTTCATTGTTATCTTTTTTAGAATTTACATCATTAATTTCAGTAACAGGCAAACGTGTTGCACCACCATATGATTCTGATTCTTTGCTATTTGCTACAATCTTTTCGCTTGAACCAATTGCCGGTAACATATGTGTTAGGCCTGATCCTGGTATAGCACCTATGTAATAGCCAAAGTTGATATCACCATTTGCAAATATACATAGTACTTGCGTGTTGATGTCGGGCGGTGTGGCCCAAAACCCATAAGAATGTGAATTTGTTTTATATTTACCTTCATCATCAGGGCTGGATGTGTTTTGTGTACTACCACCAAAGGGACTCAAGTATCTTACGGGAACCCATCCAACTGGATTCTCTTGGTTATACCCGTTTAACCTAGCAATGTATACTTCAATTTTACCGGTATGTGTTGGATCAATATTATTTTTAACAATACCTATAACCGGTCTTGATAATAATACGGCACCACCGCGTTCGTCTGTGTAGCTTTGTGTAGTCCCTCGAAGTTTAAATATATTATCAGTCATGTTTATCTACCGCCTCTATGTTTAATTAAATTATCTGACATAGTTTACCTTATTTCTTTTTGTACGTTGATGGATCAAAAATTCTAAAACTTGTTGGTATAAATCCTTCATTACTTTCCTGTTTTATTTTTGAACCTTTAGGAACCTTTTGATAGGTTGCGGCAACAGCAGTTCTTCTTTCAGATTCTTCAACCGACTGTGTTGCATTGGCTCTAGCCTTTAATCTTTGTTCTTCATTTCTATCATAACTACCATCATCATCTTGTACTTGTCGTCCTTGTGGTGTAGGTGCTTGTACACTAGCAGACACAGGATTAGTTAATGATTTTTTAGCTGGAGGTGCTGTTCCTGACGATTTGCTAGACGAGGTATCTAGGTTTCCTGCATCCGCAACTTTGGGTGTAAATTTTTCACTATCTGTCTCATCTGCAAGTTTGCCTACGTTTTCTGTTGGTACTCTTGATTCAGGAATGTTTGGACCTTCAGTATTTTCTACTGATGCCGATTGACTTTCTGCACCTTCTCTTTCTCCCCCACCACCTGTTTGTGGTCCTTTAAAGGGAGGTACTATGGTTTTTAACTCTTGTGTGAACAAACCTTTATTAAAATTACTAGTAACTTGAATAACTTGGTAAGCCATACCTTCAACTTCACTCATACTATCAGGATAGTCCCAAAATTTTATGTCATCATTTATTTCTAATAGACCATCTGATGTGTTGTAATCAACACCTTCTTTGAAATCTACTTCAATGAATACTTGTCCACTATTAGGGTTGATACTATAATCATTCCCGTAACGCTTTTTAGTTATTATATCTACTGCTCCACCAGTTGCAGTCATAAGATAATCAGGATCACCTAATATCTTTATTCTAGCTTTCAATTGGTCACCCGGGCTATACAAGAATGTTTTGACACTATTGATAATCTCAAACCATCCCGGTAACTTAGATGTTGGGTTTGCGTTTTGTCCAGGTTGATTAACAATTGGTGCAGTATTATTTACACTGTTATTGGGTGTAGCTACATCAGATGATAGAGCGGCTGCGGTAAAATACAACATATTATAATCCTGATCATAACTAATAATTTCTGTGTTTTGACCAGTTAACCAATACTTGTAACGCTTATGTGGTCCGGGATAAGGTGATAGTTCTTTAATATACAAAGACCTTACATACGGTATTTCATATTCTTGTATGACATATTTTATAGTATATTGATAATCATTTCGTTTATTATCCCACTCACCCGGTTTTATATGAGGAGTAATATTATACCATTTCAATTTCTTAGGTTCTTTTTTATCTACCTTTACATTGCCACCATTTGGTGCTATAACCTCTTCACGTGGATGTTCAGTTACAGCATCTTCAATATACTTACTTTGTGATATAATCTGATCTATTGCCGCTATAATAGATGTACCGGAGTTAAAAGTTATAGTTCTGATATTTTTATCTATCTTTTTAGAATTTTGCGTGGCTGCCGCGCTAACGTTACTACCAGTAGAATCTTTTACTGGTGTCATGGGTGAATTCTCTTTTAAATACCATTCACCTACTAACTCACTTTCACCAATTTCTTCCTGTGCAAATTCAACTTCATATACATCCATCAACTCTATCTTATCGCTGTCTTTCAGATCCTGTTGTATTTTATTCAATTGTTGCATCAACCCTTGAATTTTGCCCGGTTGCCCACTATCATTTTCTGCACCTTGAATAGCATTGATAACAGTGTCTGCTTTAATTGTAAGAGTTTGCGGTATTGTACTATGTATCATACTCTTACCAATCTGTTCATTAGTTAGTGTAGCTTCAATATTATATGTCACTACTTTATTATCTAACTTGAAATTAAACTTAGTAAGCATGACCGGGAATGTACGTTTATATACACCTTCAACATCAGTTATTAGCTTACCGTCACCGTCATACCCATAGAACTTAATCTCTAACATATAATGCTGTCGTAACGCTGTAATAACATCTTTGCTGTTAGGATTATTTGCTTGAAACTCTAATGCAGCTTTTACTAATTGCGTAGGGAAGCTAAATCCATATGGTTCAAATATTTGAAAATTAAACTTATAACTGTTGCTGGGGATGGATGTAGATTGTGTTGCAGTTAATGTTTGTATTGTTAAATTGTCAATGTACAAATCGAGCGGGATCCCGGTTACACGGTTTTGTATATTTTCGTTTACGCCACCGCTTTGTGCTATAATTTTAAACTTACTACTAGCACTTTCATCACCCATTACATAACTTGAATAGCTTTTAGCATCCATGATATACATAGTGATTCTATATGTATAATTAGAAAATTTGCTAAGTGGGTTATCCATTCTACCATCACTAGCGCCGACTGCTGCCGATCCTGTGTTCTCTCCTGAACCAGCTTTACCGCTTATTGTACTACCTGCTGATCCTTCTGTATCATCTGCCATCTTATATTCCTAATGTTGATTTTAATGTGCCAATTTGGGGCAAGTAAATGCTAGTTCCAACAGTAAAGTCAAATAGAGGATCTTTTAATTTGTTTGGATTTCTCTGTGAGAATACCCACCACAATCTACTATCATTGTATAAGTCAAATGCTAATAAGTCCGGGCGTAGATTGTATGTTTGTGTAATAGTCCAATAAGTGTCTGTTGCTAATTTAGGTACAGGAGTATCTACCATTATGTCTAGGTACTCGTTATTAACTGTTCTAGTTAAGTAGTATGGACTAGTTTGCGGATATGATGCCATTACCAAATACCTTTCTTAGCAAGTAAAGTTCCTTTTGCATATTCTTCTACACTGAAGTTTTTAGCAATATCATTCCGTGATACTACAGGAACACATGTAATACTCAATTGAATTTTAGTAGGTATATATGTAGCTTCACTATTAGATAATGCAGTAAACTTAGGTGCTGTAGATACACCACCTTTATTTAAACCTGACCCGCGTAATCTACTTAACACCGAATCTAGGAAGCCAGATTTTTTGATTTTATTTTGATACGACTGTACATTTTGTCCAGCATATTGAACAGTGCTACCTGCTCTGATGTAATCTACATCATTTGGTAAACTATAATTAAAACTAGTAACTAACAATGGATGGTTATTAAATTGATACTGACCTAAACCAGTTATATAACATAATGGCGGAGGAGTTCCTGCATTTGGATTATCATCTAACCCATAAAACATCTTAGTAACTGATTTGAAAAAGTGTATAACGGCTAAGACATATGACGCTTCGCCTGTATCTTGTGCAGTGAAATCTGCGGTAATCTGTATATCATCAACTGCACTATTTTTATAAAAGAATAATCTATAGTTACTATGAGTCAAATCTGTAGGATCATAATTAGCTCTATATGCTACACTGATTTGCGGTGTGTATGGAAAGATTACCCCATTTGTAGCAGACAACGGAGCTAATATATCACCATCTGATGCAACATTGTACAGATAGTTTGCACCAGGGGCTAGACTTAAACGTACTCGCCAATCCGGTTGCTGGTTATAACCTTGTTGGCTTTGCTTGACACCCTGTGTTTGGGCATTCGCAGTAGCCCCTGGAACGTTGTATTCTGCCATATTTATACCTTTACTAAATATATTTATCGTAGCAAAAATTCCCCTTTTTTACCAATCTCGGTTGCAATCCAGTAACTATTTGTGTTACAATTGCTTATCATAACAACGGAGTCATATGAGCTTACCTAGCAAAAAACCAGTAAATTATCTTAATAACAAAGATATTCTTAAAGAAATCCACTCAAGCAAAAATTCATATTGCACATTCTTAGATCCAGAAAACGATCACAAATACGACTTTATAGTAGATATACCACAAAGTACGATTGAAGAAAGCTTAGAATTTGCATTCAAACCAGAATCAATTCAACTAGCAAAAGAAACTAGGGCTACCCGTCTTAGCTTAGAAGCGGGGGCAAAAGATTCAGTTAATCCGGAATCTATCCCAACGACTGATTTAGTATTTCGTGTAATGACGTGGGATCACGTTCCTGTTGCACCAAAACAACCTCGCAAAACAATTAAAAAGAAAACAGCAAAAGATATTTTTGAGTTTGAAGAACCGGATTTGGATGAGATTTTTGCTGACTTAGAAGATACTACAACTAAAGCAGAAGTAGATGATATGGTTCATGTCAAAGTTAACTTTCCACCATTTCAACATTTTAGATTAGATAGTAACAATACATTTAACTGTATCGGGAAAAGTCATTGGCGAGGAGATTTGACTACCGGTGAATTCAATAAGGATCACGGTACTATCACTAACAAACTTGCCCGTATGTATATTATGATGTGCGAAAAATATGCAATGAAGTTCAATTGGCGTGGGTATACATACAATGACGAAATGCGTAATTCGGCAATACTACAACTAACATATGTTGGGTTACGTTTCAATGAAGCAAAATCAGCAAACCCTTTTGCTTACTATACGGCTGCTATAACTAATAGTTTTTGCAGGGTATTGAATACGGAAAAACGTAATCAGAACATACGTGATGACATTTTAGAAATTAATGGTCTTAACCCAAGTTGGTCACGCCAAGCTAGTTCTAGCACTAGCTACGAAGAATAATTAGTAAATTTAACCAATGACGTTGCAAACCAACGTCATTAATATTATAATACACAGATGAGTAACCTTTTCAAAAAAGCGGCAGTATTTACCGATATCCACTTCGGTCTTAAGAGTAACAGTTTACAACACAACCAAGATTGTGAAAACTTTGTAGATTGGTTCATCACCAAAGCAAAAGCAGAGGGATGTGAAACTTGTTTCTTCTTAGGTGATTATAATCATCATCGTGCCAGCATCAACATACATACATTACAATTTGGCTTACGGGCCTTGGAGAAACTAAATGATAACTTTGATACTGTATATTTTATACCAGGCAATCACGATCTTTATTATCGTGACCGCAGGGACATTCATAGTGTTGAGTGGGGTAAGCATTTACCAAAAGTTAAAATCGTCAACGATTTCTTCCAGCAAGGAGATGTAGTTATTGCTCCCTGGCTTGTACAAGATGATTACAAGAAATTACAAAAGATGGGTGGCAAATATATGTTTGGTCATTTAGAGTTACCACGATTCTTTATGAACGCTATGGTAGAGATGCCCGATCACGGTGAGATTAATGAAGACCATATGAAGGGCTTTGAGAAAGTATTCAGTGGACATTTTCATAAACGACAAGCACGTAAAAACATTTGGTACATCGGTAATGCCTTCCCACATAACTATGCTGACGCAGGTGATGATGCACGTGGTATGATGATACTAGAATGGGGTGAGGAGCCAGTATTTCATAGTTGGCCGCGTCAACCGATCTTCCGTGTATATAAACTTAGTGATGTACTAGAAAACCCTGAGGGGTTGCTATTGATTGACAGTCATGTTAGAGTACATCTTGACATTGATATTAGCTATGAAGAAGCTAATTTTATCAGAGAAGCACTAATTCCGGAACATAAATTGAGAGAACTAGCACTTATACCAATGAAGGGTGATGCAATTGAACAAGGTCAGAATGGTGACGGACTTAAGTTTGAAAGTGTTGACCAAATCGTCATTGACCAAATCAATAGCATTGAATCTAATACATTCGACAAGAAAATTTTACTAGACATTTATAACAACCTGTAATGATTACAATTAAGAACATAACTTTACGCAACTTTCTATCTATCGGACAAGTAACACAAGCAGTAGACTTTGACAGAAAAGACTTAACACTTATTCTGGGTGAGAATTTAGACCTAGGTGGTGATGGTGCTCGTAATGGTACGGGGAAGACAACTCTTATTCAGGGTCTTAGCTACGCATTGTTTGGTGTACCCATTAATGACATTCGTAAAGATAACTTAGTCAATCGTACAAACGGTAAGGCTATGCTAGTTACACTAGAGTTCAACGTTAATGGTACAGACTATAAGATTGAGCGTGGGCGTAAGCCAAACATTCTTAAATTCTATGTAAACAACGTACAAGAAAAAGCATCAGAAGATCAACAGGGTGAGAACAAAGAAACACAAGCGGCAATTGAACGTGTGTTGAATATGAGTCCTGAGATGTTTAGACACATTGTTGTGTTAAACACATACAGCTTACCTTTCTTAGCATTAAAGAATAACGAACAAAAAGATATCATTGAGCAGTTGTTGGGTATCACATTGCTTAGTGAGAAGGCTGAAGTCATTAAAGACTTGATTCGTCAAAGCAAAGATAATATACAAGAAGAAGAATACAAAGTTAAAGGCATTGAAGAAGCTAACAAACGAGTTAAGGAACAGATTGATGCACTAAGACGCAGACAAACTATCTGGACTAAGAAACATGATGATGACTTAGCTCAACTAGCACTACAATATGATGACCTTTCTAAGATTGATATTGGAGCTGAACTACAAGCACATAAAGATTTGAATGTATGGACTAAGCAAAAAGAAGCACAGGATACATACAATGCGTTAGTTGCACGTTCTACTGCATGGCTACAAAAACATGACACAGATATTTCAATAGCACATAAGGCATACTTACTTAAAAATGCGTATGATATTGATGCTGAACTATTGGCTTGGGCTACTCTAAAAGAGTGGCTAAAGGATGAGGCTGAGCAAAAGACTATTTCTACAGCAATTGATACCCAAACCAAAAGTATAGCAAAAGAAAAAAAATTAATTGAGAAATTGGTTCGGGAAGTTAAAGAGTTAGAGGATCACAAGTGTTATGCCTGTGGTCAAGACTTCCATGACGACAAGCATGAGCACGTAACGCAAGAAAAGATTACGTTACTTGAAAGCACAAAGGCTGATTTAGCTATGCTTGAGGATCACTTAGAGGCAAATCAGTTAGCCGTAAGAAATATTGGTAATAAACCAACTACATACTATAAGACAGAAGCTGAGGCAATCCGTCATAGCAGTGATGTATCTAATTTGAAGACTATCTGGGAAAACAAAAGAGCAGAAGCTAATCCTTTTGCTGACCAATTAAGTGAGTTAAGTCCTATAACATTAGGTCCTCAGCCATCTACTCATTATGATACAGAAGCTGAAGCAGTAAAACATTCTAGTCAAATTGCCAATATTTTATCAACGATTGACAACAAGACGCAAGAAACTGATCCATACGCAGAACAACTAGTTGAAATGGAAACGCAAGCATTACAAGAGATTAACTTTGATAGAATTAATACACTAACAAAGACTATGGAACATCAGAAGTTCTTGTTAGATATATTGACTAGCAAAGACAGTTTTGTTCGTAAGAAGATTATTGATCAGAACTTGAGTTATTTGAATGGTAGATTAACACATTACTTAGATAAGATCGGATTACCGCATTTAGTAGTGTTTAAGAACGATTTACAAGTTGAGATTACAGAATTAGGTCGTGAGTTAGACTTTGACAATCTAAGTCGAGGTGAACGCAATCGATTGATTCTTGGTTTGAGTTTTGCATTCCGTGATGTTTGGGA